CATGACTTTAGGTCATCAAACCATTCGATGGTAAATTCAAAATCTTTATAACCTTTGAGATAATCTTTCAAAGCGGACACACAAAATTCTTCAGGAGGAGTGACTAGTGCAGTTGATCTACTGTCATACTCGTACCAGAATATTCCATACGGCGCTTCGGGGTCTGTGAGTTGAAACAGGAATTTTTGTCCATCCACTGCCCTGCACAAACGTGCAAACTGTTCAAAATCATGCACTTGTTCTAGGTGAGCAAAACGTTCAACATGTTCTTGTCTGGTGCATACAAATGCTGATACACTTGCTAGACTGCTGATGCGTTCTACCGCTCGCAAGCGACTTTCACCATTGTTGATACCATATTTTGCTTGACCATCGTAAAATAAATTCATAGGTTTGACAATACCTTGCTTGCGGATGTCGTCAATCCACATGTTTAATTTTACTATGTTGGCAATTTCATAGCGATTCAATGGGTCAGCAAAAAATCCATCTATACCACGGTATTTGATCTGCTCATTGGCCCAATTGCAGATGTCTTGCAACGACTGTTGATAGCGTATGGTTTCTTTGGGCACCGACGGACTGTAAAATACACAATGCACCCCGTTGTGAAAACTTTGTATGATGGGGTCAGGTTGCGAGTTCAGTGGGTATGTTACCCGTATGGTGGGATTGTTCCAGTACATGCTGATACTTAGTAAATACTTTCTATGATAGAAATCTTTGGACCGTCTTATCGCTATAGTGGCGAGATCCTAACTGAGCCTGAAATAATTTATGTCAACGATCATCACTATGATGACGACAATCATTGTTTTCACGTAAAGACTCTGCTGGAAAATAGTGCTTGCGACCCCCATAAACACTTGGTTGTTTTTGATCATATCAATCACGATGACGAATTGTCCGAGTACAATCTACTGTGTATGCCTATCTTCCTGGCGGCAGAAGCCAAAGAATTTGAAACCAGAAACATACAACCCAACTGGAGCAACAAAACTCGAGCATTCAACTTTATGATCAACAAGCCCAGACCCAACCGAGAGTTCTTGCTGATGTTGATTGAGCATTTTGAACTAGACAACTATACACACTCCTTGTGCTGGAAGAAGGTCAACATCAATCGCGGCAAGATGTTGAGCAACACCAACTGTGATTTATACAAACAAATCATAAACAATACTGAAGTTGATATTCCAGAAAAATCCTATGCGTTTGGACATGAGATTTTTCTCGACCAAGGGCTTAAATATGGACAAACTAGAAATGGAGAAAACTACGCAGGATTGTTAAAAGATGCGCTGTTTGAACCCAGTTGTGTTAGTTTAATTACTGAGCCCAGTTTCTACGAACGTGAAACACTCAAGACCGAAAAGACCATCATGGCCATCTATGGTGGCACCTTGCCCATCTGGGTAGGAGGTTGGGCCATACCTGAAAGCATGCGTCGCTTGGGCTTTGATGTGTTTGATGACATTGTAGATCACAGTTATGAACGCATGGCAGATCCTTGGGATCGTGCCTACTATGCCGTGGAAAAGAATTTAGATTTGTTGCGCGATATTGACCGCGCCAGAGAGTTTATACAAAACAATTTGCCAAGATTTCAACACAATCTTGACCTAGTTCGTCGCAATGTGTTCATGGAAGATCTAGTCGAAAAGATCAATCGCTATGATCCAGACACCCAGCGAGTGCTTAGAGAAATATCTAGAGGCTTTAGATTTAGATTGTTCAATGACTACAAGTTGCTGGGAGACATACTAGGCAAGTCTGGGCCACCTATTCAAGAAACAAAGAGACTGGTTTAAAGTCTTTGTAGATAACGCAAAAACTTTTCTATATCGCCGTACATGGCGTATATCACAGACTGCTTACTGCCAAACAAGACCAACTTGGTATTTTTACCGCCTTTGATATAATAAGGGCAGTCTAGTTTACGATGTAGAGTCATGAGCAAACTGGGACTCAATGCCTTGGTAAATTCAAACTCGTGTTGATTAAAATTTAAAAATTTGAAAGCATCATATCCTGAAATGCTCAACCTCAGCCCACTATCGTCACGTATATCCTGCCACCACGACTTTAACGCCTGTTCAAAGCTGGGCCGGTCGTCCACTGGCAGTTGATTTAACAGTTGTTGAGTGAGTTGTTGTTTACTTGGCATCGGGGTATACTTGCGCCCCCTGCGTCAAGAGCACGACTGTGAACTTGTCGGTCTTGAATTGTGTGTTGAGTTTACGGGCCAAGTTTTTGGCATGTCCGGGATTTGAGAATGAAACCTTCTTGTATTTAGGCCCTGGATATTGTGTGAGCATGTTTGAAGTTTTTAAATTGATAGGTTTGGTATCATAAAAAACTGCCCACACGCCTTCTGAGGCCAACACTTGTTCGGTCTTGTAAGTTGCTTTGTCAGTGTGTTCAATCAACACATTTGGCTTGGGTCTTGACATCATTATCTCCGTAGTTTATTTATCTCAAAAACTACGTGGTTTTGAAACTGCCACCACTCAATTCTACCGTAATTGTTTCTTCTTTTGGCTGGGTATTTCGAGTATGCAAGGACTCTAATGTTAGTAATAGTTTTGTAATATCACTATGTAAATCTTTGGCTTCACGCATGGTCATGACGAAATCACGCTGACCGCGTGATTCGTGTGCTTTGATGCTGTCTACAAAACGATTTATATGCAGGCTCATTTCACAAACTGTTCCAGTTCCGGAGGTGTCCAGCCAGCAGGTTTAAGTACTTTACCGTCCTCGCGTTTACGTACCCGACCTGTTTGTTTATCAATCTTGGCAAAGTTGGTACTCATAACTTCTTTCCAGGCACCTTCGGCATCGGCGCCGAGACTATGGATGGCACCAATGGTCACAACAAGAATGTCAATTAGTGCGTCAAGATCATCTACTTTGGTCTTGCTTGCTACTAATTCATCAAATTCTTCACTTATGAGATTACAGTACAGTTGATATTGTGCTTCGTTGAACTCGCCCACAGTCTGTTCGCAGGCTCGCATGAATTTTTCTTGATCTCTAAACGGATTAGTCACTTGCTTGTTCCTTGGTTTGAAAGGGACCTTGATAGGCATAACGCTCCAAGGTGATAAGTTTAGGGTGTTGTACGGTTTTCCACTTGCGATGTTGCTTGACCCGGTACCATCCTGCGGCAAACCAAGACTTGGATTTATCTTCTCTAGTGAACAGTGGTAGTTTGTGTTTCACGTCCCACAGCGGGTTGAACACGTCGCCCGCAACTTCGTGACCATAAACCACGTTTGGAGGCAATGGTGTTGCAGTTTCGGCTGGCTCAAATTGGATGTCAACTGCCTCTCGAGCCATCTTGATAGTTTTGTAACTTACTACACTATCAAGAATTTTTATTGTACAGTTACCGTTCTCTTTTACTTCAAGTTGGCCAATCTTGCGATTATCCTTCTTAAGTATGTAATACTGATTGTCCACTACTGGTTTGGCTAATATCATCTAGTACTCCTTTATATGTTTCATTGAGCCAGCGACCAAACTGTTCGGCCGCATCGCTACATTTGTTCAATTCATACTTGCCGCAGAATTGCATAAATCTCACTCCTACCTGTCCCACATCCTTGTGACTTACCTGCTCACGTATGGCTGTGTCTATGGTTATCTTGATGTCGTCTGGTTGTGCTGTAAGGTCAATCAAGGTGCGATTGCGTTCATAGTCATCCAGCACACGATGTTCTCTCCCCTCATGATCGGACCAACGTTGCAACATTAGATTGTTCCAATTGTATCCGCGTTTGTCTCGGTCTCCAAAGGCCTCACGGAGACCAACTTTATTCTTTGTGCCTTTCTCACGTACTCCAGGATACGCACTGAATACGTTGTCTGAGGTGTCGCCACGCATACACTTCTCAAATAACAACCAGGCTGGATCCGGGATCGTTTTTGGCTGTTTAGTTTTCTTATCATTGACGTGGTTACCTTTAGCATCAAATATGCCCTCCAGGGTTAACAGTTCATCAGCAATACCATTGTATTGCGTAACATTAGGTGCGAGTAATTGTACAAAGTCAGAATCTGAACTGATAATAACGTGTTGGTCTTGGGGGTGTAAAGCAATCCAACGTGCTATGATATCATCTGCTTCAGCAGTGGCACATCGGATAACGCTACAATTGGTTTTCGTAGCCAAGTATTTAGTCAGTTCGTCATACGTCTCCCAAAACAGTTTATCTTCTTCTGCTTCTGCTTCGGTCATCTTGCCCCGGGCCACAGCACGATTTGCTTTATACGGCTTGTAGTAGTCCTTGCGCCACGAGCGTCCTTCTAGTGCGAATACCACGTGATCTGCTTCAAAACGCCGGGCCATCTTGTTCACAGCCATCAAGGTAACGTGCAAAGCAAAGCCCAATTTGGTCCAGGAGTCTGCGGCTCTAAATGCTCCGTGCCTAGCACGAAAGAACATGTTGGCAGTGTCAATCAGTACGTATTTCATTGGTCACAATCAAGTTGTTATCGTAGATGTATTGTAACACATAGTTGGCCCAAAAGCAATGGGCATCGGCACCAAAATGGTAACTTTTGGGATTAACATACTCAAAACCGTTGTTTCTGCACACGGCACTATAGGAATGATCAATAGAATAAGGAAAAATATATTCCTTTCCCCATGCTCGATCTGCTGGTAATTCACTGAATGTACTGTGTCCGTTGAAGAATAGATGCGGTATTTGGAGTTCGGTTAACTCTTGATGGAATGCCCAAATTTGGTCATGTGCTCTACGAGTGGCTGTTTTCCAATCCACATCAATTACATATTGCTTGTAACGATCCCGTAATTCAAGAGGCACTATATCCCAGCCGCTGGCATTTACTTGGTACCATGTACCATTGTACAACCACTCTTCTCTTTCCCAAGTAGACCATTGTATGATCATGAATGTGTTAGCCAGTCGATCTGGATTGTTCTTGATCCAGTCACGTGTGGTACGTATCATGCGATCATTACTTGAAGCAGATTCAGCATCGCAGTACATTTCAACACCAAGATGTTCGGCTAACTTAGTACACCAACTTACTGCTAGATTTGCAGGATGCGGCCTACGGTCTATACCATTCTTGCCATCATCTATAGCAAACACTTCGTTGACCGCGGCTTCGGCAGCCGCTGAGTGACTGCAACCATTTACATACAAGATCATTTTTGTAGCATTACTTTTTCAGTCTCAGCGGCCACCACACGTTTACGCAGACTTGAACTGGAGAACGAATGATCTCTGCCATTGAACACTAATTCAATCCCACGCATTCCACATTCCTCATAGCCAGAGAAGTTTTTGTGTTGATATTCCACCCCCAGGATACGAACATCCACAGGCAAGATCAACAGCAAGTCAACAAGATCTTGTTCGGTTTGATACACAACAACTTCATCAACATAACGGCATGCGGCCAACTGTATTTGTCGCTCCACAATACTTTGTATAGGGCGATTTTTAGTTTCAGGTCTATCAATAGTTGGGTCTGTTTGGAGCCCGCAGATCAGGTAGTCACAATGATTCTTGGCTTCACTCAGCATGGCAATGTGACCCGCGTGGAGCATGTCAAAGGTTGAGAAAGTGATGCCAATCTTTTTTCCTTCGGATTTTAATTGTTTGATGTGGTTGAATATCATTCTTGGTATGCTGGGTTGGGTACTTCAAGTTCAAACACATGAAACTGAGGTTTAGGAACTGTGGTCTCTTTAAGCAGTTCAAATGTACGGACCTGTTCGGCTTCGTGTCTTGTGCCGTAAAAACCTGACCCATAGTTTATGCTACTCTGCATAGATACATAAACATAGTTCATGCTCAGGCCTGTCTGCTTGATCACTGTGTAAACTTTATATGTGGCTGGTGGTTTGAGTGGTTCCATTAACTTACCTCGCTACGTCCGCCACCTATGTCTCTAGTGTTAACATACTGCTTGCCTATGGCTTGTTCTTGTTCCCATGTTTCCATAACCACATGACGGCAAATATTTTGGAACCAACGATCCACAATAACAGAATCTGTATCGTCGGGCTTCATCATGTAACCGGCTTTGACCAATCTTGCCACAAAGATATCGTTCCAGTCTAATTCAAACGCACCTTGATGCAAATTGTTGGGGTCTACATCCATCCTTACAATGCTAACATACGGCTCGTTTTTTTCTGTAGACAGTTCTTTGTCACTCTTGACCGGCTCCTTGACTTTAGGTTCAGATTTGACTTTTGGTGCCGGCTTCTTTTTAAATATGTCGAACATTCCCATTATATTTTACCCCAATTAATTTTTAACCACATACGTTCCATTATATATTGTACTAATGACAAAACAAAATGAATTGTAATTGCTTCACCTAATCCGGTCCATAGTGCAGTAATTAGTAAAGCGATAATCCTGTAACTTATAGTTCTAGCAATGGTTCGAGTATGTGATTCAGTCAATCAGGTTCCCCATTCGTTTTTAAAGAGTGGCACCTGTAGTCGATCACTGTAGCGCCATCCTTTTTGCATTGCCATCTCTGCCACTGCTCTATTATTAAGATGGTACACCCGCTCAACCCCACCAACAGGCATAACATACACATGCCCAGTAAAGCCCATCTTACGATATTCATCTACTGCCCTTTCAGCATCTACTAAGTCTTGTTCTGTAGCAATAACAAATTTTAAATAGGTTGTGCCAAACCATTCATACTGACAAACAATGGCTGGTTGAATGGCGTCTTCCCACTTTTCTCCCGAGCATGGTAACTTGGCACTGACACTAAATGTAATTTCTCGTTTGGATTGTTTAGCCCATTTAAACAAATATGATTTGAATTCATCACTCAGTGGTTGAGTACCATTGGTCTCAAACGTAATCTCTTTAAGTCTGTTCATGCTAGGATGATCTAAGAATTCCGGATAAGCACGTTGCCATCCTAACAATGGCTCACCACCAGTAATAACCAAATGCTCATCTTCCCAGCGGCGATGCGGGAGTATTTCCATAATGCGATGCACTATGCCATCGCTTTCTAGTACGGGACTCAGGTCTTTGAATCTTGGATCCCAACTTGCATAACTGTCACAGCCAGTAGATACTAATGGCAATTCATTGTAATCTTTAAAATCAACCATGCGTTCAGCAATAGCATCACGCTCCATACTCATCTCACCTGGCGGCATACCAAACCCGCCACAAGTAAAGTTACACCCAAATGTACGAAGAAACACGCTGGGCACACCCATGTATCGACCTTCGCCTTGAATTGAATAAAATAATTCTGCTATTTTAAGTTTAGACATCTATATCCTTTGTTGTATACTTGTACATTATACACGAAACAGCGGATATTTTGCAAGTGGTGAGTTTGCCGGTTTATCCAATTGATTTTTGCACACCCAGTTCAAAACTCATAGGGGCGTAATCTGGCATCGCGCTTCTTAGTTTGCTAATATCTGGCCTGCGACTGGCTGTGCTACCAGGCTTGCCGGGAGTGATAGCCCATGTGGGATTATCATGTCCCAGTGCCGATGCGATAATTTGTGCCGCATCCATGATGGTAATTTCTCTGTCGTTACCAATGTTGATCAGTTCACGAGTTTGTGTTTGAGCACAGTGAATACTGGCTCTGATAGCATCCTCTACGTGGCAGAAACTTCTAGTCTCGTCGGCACCAAAGCATTCAAACTTGCCATCTTTAATTTTAGCAATCTGATCAGCCAAGAAGTGACCAGCCTTGCTGTTCTCGCCGTACACGTTGAAGTAACGCAACATCACATAAGGTAGTTTACTGTTGGCCAAATAGTTTTCACTACACACTTTGGCAAGTCTGTAACTCCAACGAGCATTGTGAATGTCCCGGATAGCAATGTCTGCATGTTCGGGCACCGGACTAACAGGATCATCACTTACTATTTCGCTACTGCTGGCATACACAATTTTTTTAAGATTTGCATTTTGGCCGGCATATTCAAACATGTTGATATCGCAGATAAAGTTGTTTGATAAAACTTGATTGGGACGCTCGTAAAAATTCTTGGTACCGTTGATGGCACCGTAGTGATAGATGTAATCAAAATCCCGTGGCAATTGGGCAATCGAAGTTTTATCAGTTAAATCAATGTTCATGAATTGATCACAAAGAGGAATGGTTGAACTGCGACTGTGATTGTCAACGGCCCAAACTTCATTACCTGTAACTGTTTTTAATTGTCTACAAATTTCAGTGCCCAGTAGGCCACTAGCACCTGTTACTAATATTTTCATTTGTTTGCTTTCTGGTTATCATCGATTACACTTTGGATCAAGGTATATGGCAGTCCAAGGTCTTTGATCAAGTTGTTCCATGCGCTGGTATCTTTGGGCAAACAATGTCCGCCGTAACCGCGCATGTTGTCATTGGCCATTAGGTAGTGCGGATTGATAGATTCTCTTTGAGTGATTGCATCATACACATTTTTATAATCAGCACCTAATTTTTTACACACATCGTATGTGATGTTGGCAAACGTCACGCTCATGGCATGATGTACGTTATTAAAGTACTTGACTACTTCGGCTTCGGTGGGACTCACACAAGCCACATTCTTTGGGAATTGCCCGTGAATTTTTTTGATTAGTTCAAAGTCTTCCCCACGATCACTACCGATGATTAGCAAATCGTGATTGTAAACAAAGTCTGCCAAAGCAGTCTTGGCCCGTAAAAATTCAGGCACACTACATATTTTTAAATTTGGGTATTGTGTGCTGAGTCTTTTGCTAGTACCTGGTACCACTGTGCTTTTAATTGCTACCAGGCCGGAGTACTGATGCTGATTTAATTCTTCAATCACTCTTTCGACAATGCTGGTGTCACAATCACCGTTGTCGGCTTGATTGGTTGGCACACTAAGAAACACACATTCAGCGTCCAGTACATCACTCAGTTTACTACCATCATAAGCCGGATCATAAAAACACATGCTGTGTCCAAGATACTCCAAACCTTCGTATACAGCCTTACCGACTGTGCCCTTGCCAATAATTCCTATTTTCATGTTATATCCTTAATTTTGTAATCCATATCTATGTAGCAACTTTGTGGCATGTCACATAAATTTACAATCTCTTTTGCAACATCAATCGGTTCTAGACAAATATCTGGATTTGGATGTGGTTTATGTGCTGTCATTTTAGTATGTACGTGTACTGGATTGATTAACCCCAGTTTCAAATTGTCGCTAACAAATTCACTCGCACCTTGCCATACGTTGAACAACGCCGCCTTGCTGGCGCTGTATAAGATAAAGTTTTTGCGCCCTTGCTTGTAGGCACTTGACCCTATCATAACAAATCTAACAGACTTAGTTGGCGGATTTTTGATGTAATAGTTGATCACAGACCAATTGCTTTTTAAGTTTACATTAAACACAGTATCGTAATCCAGAGTGTTATCTCCGTCAAACACACCGGCACAATTAACAATCACATCCGGCTCACCCATAGTCAGTATCATACTGATACGCATATCACTAGTGGGATCGTCAAGGTCAATTGTTTCTCGACCAACGGCCACAATGTGATATTGTTCTTGAAGCAGTTGTATGGCGCTCTTGGCAATATCACTATTTGCGCCAATGATTACGGCGGTTTTTGTCATTACTATGCGGAAGTAATATCTTCTACTCGATAGGTGTCAGACTCATAGTCTGCACCGCCTCTTGGACCTTCTGCAAATGCAATAAAAGTACATCCGTCAGCACCGGCCTTCATAGCATGAATTTCAAGAGGGTCACTGATGATCATGGCACCAGCCACAGCATCGAACACGTCTGTGGGTTCATCACCACCTATACTTTTACTGTAGTAGGTCAATGTGCCGGACAATATGTAAGTGTATTGTGTGGTAAATTTGTGATAGTGATTGCCACGCACAGCACCTGGTTGATTGGTAATAATACAGCCATGATTCATATTGGCCATATAAAATATGTCAGTAATACTACCACGGTCATCTGCAAAAGATCCAAGACCTTTTAAACCGTGATCGGCGTAAATGTTGTATGTTTTCATTGTGATATAAACCTTGTGTTGGGATTGATATTTAAGATAGCACGGCGAAGTCCTTCGCCAATATTCCAACTCAATATCAAAGCATATGGTTGTTTGTGTTGGGCAAACTCTTCATCTGCCAACACTGGGATTCTAGTAAGTGGTGTATATTTGCCCTGTTTGTGCTCACTGGCATCAGTGATGCAACGAATCATTGTGCTGTCGAGTCCGTGCCACTTTAACCATGTGTTGGCCTTGGCAGCCGCACCTACACCTATGACAACTGCGTTAGGATCTTCACTGAGTAATTTATAGAAAGACGCAAGCCAATCAATCTTAGATTGCTCAAAATGAAGTTGTAAGTTTTGATAAAATGCAGGATCAAACAAACCTGTTTTTGTTTCTTTAACTATAGCATCTTGAATTTTAACCGGCATATCAGCGCCAGTGTCGAGACGTGCAAACACTCGTAAACTACCACCGTGATAATCAACCACATCAAAGTCGGTTATTTCTAACCCAGCAGTTTTTAACAGGTTCCAGGCCATCTTTATAGTAAAGTAAGTAGGATGCTCGTGGTATACCATGTCGGTAAATCTTCCTGACTCGATCATGCTGAGCCAATAAGGAACTTCAAACACAAATTCTCCTGAACTTGATAGCAATCTTGCCACGCTCTGTGCAAATGCCACAGGATTGTTGGCATGGTTAAACACATTGTTAGCAATGATTACTGATGCTGATCCATGTTTGTTTTTTATTGCGTCAGCCGTGGCGTCATCGAACAAAGTGTTGATGGTTTCAATGCCCTTTGCTTGAGACAATGCACACATTTCTGCGCTAGAATCTACTCCTACCGCTTGATCGAATTGCCCAACAAGATAACCGTCGTTGCTGCCAATTTCTACTACTAGTCCTGTATGACCGCGACGTTTGATTGTTTGTGCATATTCATCCCAGTGGTTTCTGGCTGTTTGACTATTGCTAGAAGTATAACTATAACTGTAGAGATTGTAACGGTCCTTGGCTGAACTAATGTATCCTAATTGTATACTACCTGAATCACTATTGAGATATACCTGCAAAGGAAACACAGGCTCGCTGAGATGCAGTTGATCAGGACGGATAAATGTATCGGCATAGGCATGCTGTCCAAAATCAAGTATTTTTTTAACCGAGCCTTTGGAAATCACACACTCAGTAACCAAGTTGCTGACTGTTATATTATTTTGTTGCAAGAGATCTCCGGAGTTCTTCACTTTTTTGATCTTTGCTATAAGACAACACTTGCCCACGCTCGTCAAGTTCCATTACAAATTGACTCATTTGTTTGTTAACATCCAGGGCAATTAATTTTTCCCAGACATAACTTTTTCCACTCTTGACACTTTCCCACCAAGAGGTGTCTAGTCCAATTGAGCGCATGTATTCAGCAATAACATCACAATCCTGATAACGACGAGCACTGGTTTGTGGATGATGGAAGTCAATAGGATTGGTGGGATTACCTTCAAATCGCACTTTGGGTTTAAGTGGATCGGTTGTGTCTTTGGTCAACTCAACTTGATTGTGTGTGACATCAACCTCAATCACTTGCATAATATCCAACAAGAAAGCCAACTGACTTAGTTCGGCATCAATCATTTGATGGCGACTGAGATGATTGATTAACTCATACCATGCCCTTGGCATTATAGGGAAGATACTATAAGGATGATCGTGGTGGGTATGAACTTTTAACAGTTTGAATTCACCTGTGTATTGCTCAATCACACTATCCCACCCCTGAGTCTCCATCACAGCATCATCATTCCACACAAACAACCAGTCAGACGAAGTTGACTTTGCCAAGTGATTGTAATATCGATTTAGTCCAGCATAGCCCATGCTTTTAAAAGCCTGAGCCTCGTAAGACACCTTACGTTTATCTAAAAATGGCTGAATCACTGTTTTGAAATGATTTAAGCCAATTTCATCATCATCGTCAAACCCAAAGATCAATTGTATGCGCGAAATATCTTCGGCTAGATCTACAATACTGGTTACACTGGTAGTAAGGGCATCAGTGCGGCTGCGAGTTGGCAGTAAGACTGCTATGCTGTATTCGTTTTTCATGGTGAAAATATTTATATGCGTATATTATTAAGCAAATAAATCCTCATTCCATTCGCGATGACCTTCGCGGAATGCCATGTTGCTCTGTGTCTCGCGTACTTCTACACGATAACACCACAAACGAGCCGCTTCACCAGGTCCCCACATCTCAGGAATGTAAACACCGTTGACATACTTGTAGAGCATATCGCTAACACCTTCGCAGCCTAATCGAGGTAACACAACAATCTTGGCCATGTTTCGTTCTTGTAACAGTTTAAATGTAACCATTTCAGGATCATCTGCCGCCACAATAAGTGTATGATCAAATTGGTCTTCTAGGGTCTTTTTAAGTTCTTTGAGTCCACCATAGTCAGCGGCCCAGTTCCGCACATCTAGTTCATTGGTTCCAAAGTAGAACTTCATTGAGAATGAATAGCCGTGTATTAGATTACAATGACTGTCTGCCCTCCATTGTCTGTACGCACATGGAAATGCATCGTGGTACTCTTTGGTACTGGTGTATCTGTAAACTACGGGATTTAATGTTGTCATGCTGTTTTCTCCTATGTTAAAGTATAGCATAGGCGGCGGAGTTTGTAAAGCGGGACGATGCCGATAGACCGCTGAAAGGGATATTTATGGTTGTAAATCTCTCATGAGTTGTTCTTGTGTACCATACCAATGGTAAGGATCAAAATCCAATGGAAACTTGCATAGTGTGACAAGTTTACCTATTTGTATTTTGTGCTCTGGTAGTCGGTGAAGACTATCAATATAATCAAATTTTGGTCTAGCAGGGACACCATAAAAATTTAATTTATTATACTGCTCACTTATGGTGATGTCAAATTTTGACACATAGCATAATGCCAATTCGGGCGTGTACATAAAAAACGGTACAGGATGACGATCATTGTACACAACGGTGCTGATAAAATCTAAACTATTACAGAAAAATTTACCGTCTTGTAAATTTATATCTCCGGCGCCGTATATACAAACCCCATCTTGTTGTGTAATCCAGTTATATATTATCATCATTGCCGTTTGACTGGGTTGTTTAATTTTTACCAAATTTGGAAAAAATTTAGCCATAGCATCCAAATACATGGGCATTGAATAATTTAATATTGTGGGTTGAATACAGTGGCGGTAGCACCAGTGTTCTGCAAACCAGGATTCTGTAGAATTGTAATTTTCAATTTTTAAAATAACAGGAACAAACGGAATGTTATTTCTATACAATGTATTGGCCACAAACTCACTGTCGATACCACCACTCATGGCAAGATACAACGGGCGATCGTTCCATTGTTGATATAATAGATTGGCGGCCACGTCTGCAACACTATCAAAGTCGGTGTGTAACTTACTTGCATGTTGGTTAAACTTTAGTTCAAATGTTGGACCATCTAGTGATATTGAAAACCAATTGTCGTGACCACCTGGAATCCATGTCATAGTGGCAAGTAGCCTTTGTTAAAGAATTTAGCAAAACAGATACGATTGCTGTCTGCACTTCCACGATTGTGATTATCATACTGATGATTATAGTCTAACCCAAATGTCACACAGTTGCTAGGAATCAAATTATACTTTTCACACCAGGCTAATTGCTGGTCTTTGTAACGAGTAAATATTTTGTCCGGATGCTGATGATTGAATAGTTGCACACCCACTGCCGCTCCGAACTTGTTGACATAATGAGTATTGCCATAGATATTCAATCCGTCTGTGGTGTCTTTACTAAATCTAATACCAATACGCATACCATACACTGGGAATGGTTTACTAAGACTCATAGTAACATCAGTAATAGTAGGATGGCTGTAATCAAAGTCAATGCCTGAACAAATTCCAAAGAATGCTGAGTCTATTAATACAGGTATTCCTAAAGATAAACAAGTATCAAGCAGTTCTTGAGTGTTTTTTTGATTACCAGTGTCAGCAAATGGCAGACTAAAAATAACAGCATCGTTTGCTTGAAGTTCTTTGTCGTCAATGTAAGCCCAATCGTGTCCTAAGTTACGCCAGGTCAGTTCGTGATACAAGTATTCTCCGCGGAAACAACGAAAACGACGATTCCTATTGCGTAAATAAAACTTGTCAAAACTTTCTGTGGTACCTTGTGAGTAAGTTACACTGGGAAAGTTATCTAGCCCTGTAACATAATTCAGTTGGGTGCTTTCGATCCACTCACGATATCTTTTGAGATAGTGCGGCACTACATAGTCATCCTCTAACCAATTGGCACCTATAGATTTTATAATAGTTTGCACCAGTTGATCTTTTACAGGATCAGCGACACAATCAGCCGGTGCTGTTGCAATACCAATCAAATTAGATTGCAGGGGGGTTGTCATAATTTTCCTCCATATAAATTGTTAACATATTGAACAAATTCTTGTTCAGCACGTTGATGAGCATCAAACCATAGCCCATGCACTTCATTGGCAAGATTGTAACAGTCGCTTAGTTCAAACCATTCAATCATGCTGTTATAAAATGTCTTGTCAAGGGTGGGTTGATATAAACAATCTACATTTATAATTTTATTTTCTGAATGGTTAAGAGAATTCCTAATAGCATTTCTAGTAAACCGAAGAGATTGTTCTTTGAATATTTCTGGGGTACAATGATTTAGATTACTGTTGAGTTTGAGATAGGAATACAATGCTAGATCAGGATTAACTGTTAGTACTAGATTTTTAGTTACGCCTTCAATTTGATCTCCCCGGTGATCAAACACAAGAACTTCGTCAAGATCTTCTCTATATAGAAATTCCATCCATAACCAATTATCCCATGATCGTTTTGAAGAGTAAATTTGTGTACGAAAACTTTCTAGTTTACTGTCAGTATCCAAGAACTTTATGTGTCTTGTTGGGTCCGGTATTTTTTTAAATCTTGGTTCTACTAGAGGTGTAACTTCAAATTGAAAGCAAGGATCCAAAAGAGCCAACCATCTCACGTGATTTCCAAATCCACCAATGGGTGCGCAAACTCCGCATTTTGCAGATGACGAACTGGTTACATCAATCATTCAGGTTGTTGGTAAGTGGCAGTTTTGTAATTGGCCTGGCCTGGTATGACACCTCGTACACCACCAACAGGATCTGGAGTATCACCGTGCATTCTTGGTATCAAGTGTACGTGCGGGTACATCACTGTCTGTCCAGCGGCAACTCCTGCATTCAATCCAACGTTGAAAGCATCACATTGATTGTTTTGCACCATTTGACGACCAGTCAACAAAGCCATACCCATGGCCACCACAATAGATTCATCTGTATTGGCACGTGGTACAAATAGCAAATGTCCTTTGGCTACTGGATAAGCATCGCGGAACACAGCAATATGAGTGTTACTAAGTTCGGGTACTGTATTGGTCCATGGTGCTACTTTTCCGTCCTGCGCGGCTTTTAATGTTGCGTATGATATCATTTTTTAGTCTTGAGGTGATGTAAATCTTGTTTCAAACTCTCACTGAGGTTCTTGTAGTACAACAGATCTTTACGAACTTGTTGATCAACTTCTTCGTAGGTTTTTTGATATTGACTATGCAGGCGTTCTTGTTTGATAGCCATGCCAATAACAATTCCGCCAACTAGACAAGTGAGTGCAGTAATTATCATCGTGGTGCAAAGTCCTGTTGCAGTTTAATATTATCAAAGAATTCTTTCTTTACGCTTTGGTCTGACTTGAAAGCTCCATGGAGTACGGTAGTTTGGGTGAGACTACTATGAGCCATAATACCACGATTCTCGCAACATCCGTGGGTAGCCTGAATATAAACGGCCACATCCTTGGATCCAGTTGCTGTCCCGATCTCACGAGCGATATCCATGCAGAGTTCTTCTTGAAGGGTTCCACGACGGGCGCACCACTGTGCAATACGGGTGTACTTCGAAAGACCAATGAGTTTGGGGCCAGCAATGATTCCAATATAAGCAACACCCGTAACAGGTTGATGATGGTGGCTACACATGCTCTTAAGTTCGCTACGCACAACCAGCATGCCTTCGTATGCTCCATCTGTGTCATTTGGGAAAGCCGTTGCATTAGGCGATTCCTCATAGCGACCAGCCATAATTTCATTGAAGTACATCTTTGCCAACCGGCGAGCCGTGCCTTGTGAATTTGGGTCATTTTCTCTGTCAATCAATAGTGTGTCTAATACTCGTTCAAATGCTTCTGTGGCATCATTGATTAATTGTTCTTTATCTTTTTCACTAACATAGTCACTAACGTTGTCACCAGCCCAAAAGCGTTTGCCTTCACGTTTCATCTTGAAACGAATGGCATCTGCTAGATATGCTTCTTCGTAGCCTTTGTCATCAATGTTATTTACTGATACTGGTTCTGTCATTTTATTCCTTGATAGTGATTGTTCTTAGATCTGCATAATCAACGTGCCTTGGTGGCGGACAATGTTCTTTAAGACCTTCCAGCAACGCCAATCCCTGGGCGGCCTCTTCTGGTGTAGGTTTATAATGATATCCAATTTGAAACTCACGTTGTTCTATCCAGGGTGTAATATTTAGATCTCGACCATCATATCTCATGCGAATTATTGCATCATATGACGTCTTGTCATCTAGTATTATAGCACCACCTCGGCCTATATGTAAAGGCTTGTCATGTCCAAAACTTAAACATTGCATGGTATTTGAGCGATACATATTGCGTTCTAAACGTCTTGCACTATCCCAAATTCTTGTATTTAGAAAAGGATATTCGCCTACCCAACGTTGCCATGCATGATTTGAATATTGATATTGGATTCCTAACTTGTGCATAAGCATGGGAATACTCACATAGGTGTAAGGTGTGAATTCGCATGACTTTACTTGCTCGTATCGCAAGCACAATTCGATTGCATGTGTACAACAATCAGTCATGATGGCATATGGTGCTCCGGTGAACCGGGCCAGTTCTTGTTCAAACTTTAGAATCTTATCGAACATACCACGCCCATGCATGTTGAATCATGGCATCTAGATCATAATGTCGCCAAGCACCTGCTACCAGATTGAACTTGTTTGCACTAGCAGTCAGTTCCGGAGGATCTCCGGCTCGTGCCGCACCAAACATAATCTCTGGCTTCTTGCCAGTAATAGACATTGCACGTTCCACTATTTGCTTGACTGAGGTTCCTGAGTTTGATCCGAGGTTGTAGACGCCTGCAGGGATTTTGTGATACAAAGCCAAAGCGTGGGCTCGGGCGATATCATCCACATGCACGTAATCGCGAACACAAGTACCATCAGCAGTAGGATAATCAACTCCATATATTTTAAACGTCTCTTCGTCTCTAGTGGCTTCCAATAACCGAGCAATCACGTGTGTAGCACCGGGCTCTTGTCCATGTCGTCCTTGAGGATCAGCACCGCATGCATTGAAGTATCTAAAACTCACATAATCGAGCCCGTATGCACGATGATAGCTTTCCAGCATCATGTCAATCATGAGTTTACTTTCGCCGTACGGGCTCACGGGCATGCAAGGATCAACTTCGTGTGATTCGCCCATTAAGGGTTCACCATATGTGGCAGCACTTGAACTAAAAATAAATCTAGTCCGAGGCAAACTCTTACGAACAATGTCCAAGAGTTTTAATGTCTTGGCCACATTGTTGTTGTAATATTCACCGGGATCTGTGACACTGGGTCCAACAAGACTGGTGCCGGCACAATGAACGATGGCATCAGGTTGTTTGGCAATGATCCAATTCAGGGCCACGTCGCTAGAAAAATCTTGGAACAAAAAGTTATCAACTACTCCCAGCAGATGCTTGGGTGGTTGTCTACGATCAATTCCGTACACGGTGTGCCCTGCGTCTTTCAACAACAAGACAGTCTGACCGCCAATATAGCCTGCGGCTCCTGTTACTATAATAATCATTTTATTTCCGTATGAGTTAGGTCGGATCTTATGGCCGACAGCAGTTGTTCGGCAACATAATCACATTCCAGCACATGGTCATCACCATATGTGTCTTGCACCTCTTGCATGGTCTTGGTACCAGAGAAATTTCTATAGCGTATGTTGCTTCTAGTGAGACCAATGTTGGCCTCTAGTATTTTGATATGTTCAACTTCTTGAGAGATCAAATCAATACTGAATTTACTGGCCACTTTACTGCCAATGTAAGTGTTGTGAAAAATTCTTGGATTCTTAGTGCTGGCACTGTTGAGCCAAACATATTTACCATGCGATCGTTGATCAGCATACTGCTTGAGCAAAAACACATTTGAAATATAGTTGACTCGAATTTGACTGTATTGATTTTGCCAAGAATTTTTCATGAACCCTTGATAATTGCCTTGATTGTGTCCGGCACAATTGATCAAGATGTCAATGTCGCTGAAATCACAGTCAAAAATACGTTCGGGATAATCTAGATCAAGATCCTGACTGCTCCAGCCAGCAACTTCATAGTCTGCACTGTCAGCCATCTGATGAAAAAGATTGCTGCCAATACCACCGGTAGCACCTATAATCAACACACGTTGCATTATTTTTCGATCTTTACTACTTGATATTTTTCGTGCGGGACATGATCTCTGTAGCGAGGGCCCGAACGATCCCACTGACTACCCTGACCGGTAATAATATCAACAATCCGATCAACAGTCCCATTATTCCAATCACTAATAAGGCCCATGTTGTGATGAGGAGTCTGCAAAAGATTACACATTTTGTGATAGGCATCGTCTATGCTCCAGGGTACGTAAAGGCGGTTTGAATCGTTTGCAAAAGTCTCGGGGAAAGAGCGATAAGCAGGGTAGAGGACGTTACAGCCAAGAGTATCAGCCTCACTGACGGTGTTAGAGACCCAGTCCTGAAGAGCACAATTAAAAAGCACACGAGTGTTGTTGAGATGAGCATAATATTCGTTCTTGCTTATGTTATCAAAGATTTTGAGTCGCCCCTGTGCCTCCATACGACGGGCACGTTCAACATACTCTGGGTTGTTGCTTCGGAGAGGTCCGCCACTGTATATTGCAAACTCACAAGGTTCGCTGGTGAGTTCACCATACATCTCAATAAGGTCCATAAAGAAGCCGGGTTGCTTTTCCTGATCAAAACGTGCCGCGAACCCAACTCGTCGTGGACGCTGATCAAACGGTGTGATGTTGGTACTGCCGCCAACACGCTCGAGAACTTCTGCTTTTCCAAATGCCAACCCGGAAATGTTATAGATTGGAGCAGTCCAACCAGCGATCCGCATGTGAGCGACCATCTCTTCATTAGTGGCGAGTACCGCCCCACCGGAGAAGGCAACCATCTCGTTAACCATTTTTTCATATAGGTCCATCCACTTTTGCAATCCCCACACATGAACAAAGTCATCAGGGTCGATTGCTTGTGCCAAACAGCGCACGTAAATTTTAGGACATTGTTCTTTAGGAATCTGGTTCATGATATAACCAAGACTCTCAAATCCAGGTTGGAACATGTCTTCAAAGTAGATCACATCTTCACCGGTTACCGCACCGTTCTTCATCATTTGAACCAAGTTCATCATCTGGCTCATGCCAAAGTAACTGCGACCGTGTGCATCTAACACTTGACCAACTGATATAGCCTGTGTATTATCAATAGTAGTACCAGGAACGTATACTACGTCAAGACCTCTACGGTCAAACACACGCCGGTTCCACTCTGTTAATTGTAGTGTGTAACGGGCTTCGTAACTTTCCAAGCCCATGTAGTACAGTTTTCTCATGCACGGAATCCTGCAAAGCGACGTGAATCTTCGTTCCACATGTTCTTGGCATTCTTGCCCGCATGCCACTTGTTGAACTGTTGCCATGCGTAACTCTTGAAGTTATACAGGTCTGATTCGTTGTAACGATATCCATAGTCCTGACAGAACTCCAAGAACACTTCCAGATCATTAAAGATCTCAGCGACACGTGGGTTGGATTTGAGTGATGGCTTGGCCATTTGATTTCCTTTTAGTTAAAGTTAAAGATAGTATACAAAATTTATTGATGTTTGTCAATCCAGTTGTTAACCGATTGTTTGATTTTTTGTGCGAACAATTGATTACCCTGTATGTTTGGATGCGAACCTGTGAACAATTTATTTTTTTCTAATATTTGCCAGTTGATTTTGATTAGTTTGTGAATTTCGTCAACCACTACTTTTGATGGTCTACCCGCTAATTCAAAATGTTCAGGTGGACCGTAGTCAGGTATAATAACACCTCGTAACCATCTGTGTGCAACATCTGCCGACCATCCATAGAAACTATTTAGACCGCAATACTGGCCAAGAAAATTTTGCCAACTTGGGTGTATCACAGTTATGTTATCAAATGATTCACATTCAATATCAGTATGGGCACCTATCAAGGCCACTGGTATATCAAGACTGTTTAGTCGACGATAAAACTGTTGTTCTAAAGTCTTTATTATATCAATAGGATCTGCACTGGTCAGGAATGCTCGAGCAAAGTCCGCTTGGGATATCTTGGAAATTTTGTGTGCATCTTGCAGTGAATTTGCAGTGATAAACACGATCCTAAACGGTGCCAGTTCTGGATTATGTTGCATAAACTCTTCGGCATCATGCAGTTGATCAAGATTACTTTTGGCATACAATGCCAAAGAGGTGTAATTGTTTAACTCTAACTCTTGAGCCAGGTTGGTTTTGACAGGATCGTCTACCCCGTGTGTGGATTCAAAACTTTGGACCGCCCAACTGGGTCCAAGGTATAAGGTGTGCATTAAATCTTGATTGAAAGACTTGGGTGAGTGATTTCATATTTGATCAAGGCACCATTCTCACCGTCTTCGGCAACCTCAATCCACACAGCACGATCTGGGTATCGTGCGGCAATTTCTGCGTACAAGTCATCAGCCATCATTTCGCAACTCTTATAGTCAAGTTGTAAGATTCCGTCCTTGTACAAGTTTTCCAACCAACGCTTGAATTGAATAAACTCAATATCACGATCGTTGTGTAGCACATCAATCCAAACTCTAAAGTGGAATATGTGACGATGTGGTGTTCCGAGGAAACTAACATCATATTCATCGCCTGTGGCCAATGCAGGGTCTGTTGCGGCCGCAGGATAACAATGTATTCCTTCTTTGCGGAATGTGACCCAGATTTTACGTTCTGCTTGACTCATGATTCGCTCACGCTGTTCTGTTAGTGCTTGGTCTCTTTGGTTCATAACTTTTGATCCTGTTTATAATCATCCCATGATGTAAATGCATCACGGCTCATTAGGCTGTGTAGACTGTGACACCAAACTCCGGGATTGGTGGCATCAAAGTCTTTGTCATCTATTTTTAACATTGTATTATAATTCCACAACTTTGTATAGGGTAGACTTACTCGAATTTGTGGAATAAAATTTCTGTAGTCGCAGAGTGGGCCATCGTGAAACTCATACACATGGGTGATTGGAATGTCTAAACTACATAGATATCCGTCGCCCAGGAATGGTTCGATCATGCTTTCCCAACGTTGCCACGCTAGCCTGTTGTCAGGATGGAAACTGTGATTGGCACCAAAGAAGATATGCTCACATCCGTTGCCAAGGAATCTGCTGAGTATTTCCACTGTGGGTTGAACGTCAACCACAAACAAAGTTTTTTTGCCAAACGCAGGTGTGCGTTCTACTTCTGTGCCCACAAAGAAGTTGACATTTTCGTGTTCAGGTCTGTTCATTTTCTAATTGATCTAGTGCTGATATGTCTAATTGTACACTATCATCATTTGTTTGTACAGTCTCAGGTTCTTCGAATTCAAATAGCGCATTGAATTGTGTTCGGGCATTCTTGGTTTTCTTGCCTTTGAATCCTCGTGTGCCCACAATCTCCATCCAATATGTGTCGTACATCTCAATAATGGCTTCGGCAGTCTCGCGATCTGGTGAGGCAAAGATTGCTTCCACAATGTCTTCAAACTTGGCATAGTCTCCACCTGACCTACGCATCATAGCAGGATGTTCACCTGCATCAAAACGTCGATTGGCTTCTTGTACCGCAGTCAAATGCATCCAGACATTATGGCCCATGAGCAAAGCATATGAGAAACTATCCCAACTTGTCTTGCCTTCTTTGCCGATCTTATTTAGATCGCCGGGCTTGTAGATGCAAATATCTTTCATCTTGAGTAGATCACTGATAGGTGAATCTTCCCAACGTGGATAGATGCCATCTGCTACTACCCCTGTTCCCCACTTGCGTGTGTCTGTGGAATATTTTTTGTCGTCGGCTGAAGGAGCCATGCGATACGACCACTTGGAGTCGTGTTCAAAGACATTTTCGAAGTAGACCTGTCCGTTTGCTGTTGCAAGGAACGGACTGGCGCAGTCAAACGAGATTGTGAAGTTTGGATTGACATATTTTCTTACGGCCCTTTGGATTACAGTTAATAAAACAGCCCACTCCAGTTTGGAGGTTCCCAAGAAGTGCATCCAATCATGTTTGCCTTCTTGAAGTAAATTGTCATAGCGTAGTGCTACCAGTCTGCGAAGTACCAAGTGTACGTCACACATGTTTTGTCCACCCATGGACCAACCGTTAAAGTGTGTGTCTGGGTATTTCACAGGATCGCAGTACTCCTTCATGGTCTCATACCACTGGTCTGCAGATGTATGATTATCGCCCTGCAACACATTCAAGAACTTGGCACCACCATTCTCCACACCCTTGCGGTGTTTCATAAAGTATTCGTTATTAAACTTTGTGGCATCCACTGCTTCTTGTAGCGTGGTAATTTGACAGGCCGCTGATGCTTTCTTGTCATGTATAACCCAAGTTGGGATATCCAAGATCATGCCATAGTCTGCCACATTGTCTAACCAGTTTAAAATAAGTGATCTTTTCTTTTGAGCCTTAGCACAACCTGAGTTGGCTTTCCAATCGCCTTCCCAAAGACCCTTGGCAATCTGGAACCCTCCAGAGTCTCCCAGTATAAACGTTCCAGGCTCTCGGGACCGCACCATGTCTTCTGACCAGTCTTGTTTAGCAAGGTCAAGATTTGCATGTCCACCTGAGTATAGA